GATCCTGAACGCCCACCGGTCGCGATTTCCGCCTATGTGACCCGCACCCCGACAGCAACACATGCCGCGACTAACGTTGGGCAGCAGGCGCCGCTGCGGATCACGACCGAGACGGTCAAATATACGACATCGGCTTTGCCCTACGCTGTTGCGGAGGGCGATCTGGTCCGGTTGCTGGATGAGCCCGGCCAGCCGCTGTTTCGTGTCAGCCGAACGGCCCCTTTCGGGACCGACCGGACGATCCTGTTTCTGGTGCGGACGGCGCGATGAGCCTGATCCCTTTTGCTATCCGGATTTGCACCGTGCGCGCGCTTCAGGCGGCGCTGCCGTCCTCCGTCGAAGTCGTCGACAGTCCGCAAGAGCCGCTGACGTTGCTGGATATTGACGCGCCTCGTCCGATCATTGCGGTCTACACCAGTTCGGTTCTGACCAAATATGAGGGGCGCAATATTCTGGGCGGGACGAGCGATCTCGCGCTCTCGATCCAGATTATGCTGCCCGAGACATTCGCCTTCAGACTGAATGAGGGTGGAGAGATTACGATCGACACAAGGCGTCAGGGCGCGGAGACGGCGCTCGATGTGCTCTGGCGGATGGCGGTCGTCACTCTGAACAGCAGCACCGAGCCATGGGCGGCGCTCTGGCGGGAGTTTGTGATCGCTATTCCCGCTCTTCACAACAACTCATATCTGATCGAACGGCAGGGTGTGCGCGTCACCGCCCGCGAGGCGACGATCGATTGCGAACCTTTGCATGAGCCCGTCCCCGGCGGCGCGCCGAGATACGCATGGGCGCAGCTATTGGATCTGATGCGCGCCGATAATAAAGCCGACGGATTGTCACTGCTCGCCGATTGGCTAGAAGGTGAAATCCGCAACAGCGGAGACCGGCCACAGACTACGCGTGATGCGGCCTATCTGGGTCTGTCGCAATATGTCGCCGAGACGATTCGTGTGGAGCCGGTGTTCGAGAGCGCTGGCGGTATAGAGGGCGACGTTCTCGTCGAGACGCCGGGTGATCCGGAATATTCCTGACAGGTTACACACAGCGGTCAATTGGTGGTCGTCACCTGCTCAATCGTGAGCCTGCATCCGAGAGCTTTGATGGCCTTCGCCAGCGTATCCAGGGTTGGATTTCCGCCGTTACGGAATGCTTTGTATATGGTCTCCCGGCTCAGACCTGAATCTTTGGCGAACTGACTGGCGCCGCGCGCTCGGGCGATATCCCCAAGAACCATTGCAATTGTATTTGTATCGCCATCTTCAAGGGCTGCGCGTAGATATTCGGCCTGGATTTCGGGCGAATTCAGATAGTCGGCAGCATCGAACGCTGTCGTTTTCGTTGCCATTACAATTCCTCCGCCAATCGTCCGGCTTTGGCTATGTCGGCAGTCTGGCTACGCTTATCGCCGCCACAGAGCAGGATAATGAGCACATTGCCACGCATGGTGAAATAAATTCGGTATCCGGGGCCATAGTCGACGCGCAATTCCGAAATGGCGTTGCTTAGTCGTTTTGCATCGCCAAAATTTCCGGAACGGAGGCGAGCGATGCGAACAAGGATCCGCGCGCTCGCTTTCCTGTCGCGTAAGCCTGCCAGCCAGTCGACAAAAGCCTCAGTCTGCCGAACCTCCACCATGAGGAATTGAATACACATATTGGCGAGTCTGTCAATTATAATACACACCCCTTTTTGGCATAAAAGTCATTCGCTCAGAAACGGCCGAAACATTATGAACATCTTCGACGCCATCCGGGAGATCCAGCTCAGTCTGGCGGAAGCCCATGCCGAGATTTCGCGGCTACGCTGGGCGCATGACCATTCCATGCTGCATGGTCCGGTCTGCGATGTGGATGCGAAGAAGCAGCTATGCCGGATGGTTGTCGGCGAGAACGAGGACGGCGAGGAAGTTAAGTCGCCGTGGATTCCCTATTCGCAGATTGCCGGAACGCGGAAGGTTCACTCGGTCCCGAGCAAGGGCCAGCAGATGACGATGCTCTCGCCGAACGGCGATTATCTGCAGGCGGTCGCGGTTCCCTTCACCTGGTCGAACAATAATCTCTCGCCTTCGGAAAACGAGGATGAGGATGTGGATACGCGCGGCAAGACGCGCACGACGCAAAAGGACGCCTCATTCAAACGGGAGGTGGACGGCGTCACCGAGAACCTTTCCAAACAGTCTCGGTCGCTGACCATTCACAAGGACGAACAAAACCCGACGACTGTCGACGACGCGCATCCATGGCAAGGCAACAAGGCCGATGCGCTGCATTCTCTTGAAGCGACAAAGGATGGCGGCTTCGCTTTCAAGGTAAAGATCGGCAGCGATCAGCATGAGATCAAATTTCATCCCGACAACGGGATTACACACAGCGTCAATGGCGGACAGCATGAGATCACTGTCCACCCGCAAAATGGCATCAAGCACAAATCCTCGCAACGGGTGACGATAGAGGCGCCACAGATCGCACACAGCGGCGATCTGATGGTTTCCGGCTCCATTCATTCGGCGAGGACGATCCAGAGTGTCATCGGTCTGATCGGCCCACAAATCGCCGGCGTTCCCGGAACGCCGCCGAACGCAACCACATGGTGATGCCGGATGTCCACCGGGATCGATCGCTTCACCGGCAGGCCGCTGTCGGACTGGCCGCATGTCGTTCAATCGATCCTCGTCATCCTCTCGACGCGTATTGGCGATCGGGTGATGCGGCGCAGCTTTGGCTCAGCCATCCCCGGTCTGCTTGGCCGCAACCTCGTTCCTGCGACCCTGCTGCGCTTCTATACCGCGATCGCTATCGCGATCGAGCTCTGGGAGCCGCGGTTCCGGGTGCGCCAGTTCGAATTTCAGGGCGCAGAAAACAGCGCCAATGATCTCCGTCAAGGCCGGCTGGGCATTCGCATGATCGGCGATTACCGCCCGCGCGCGCTCAGTGGCGACATGACGGTCGAGGCTGTGAAGACGGTGACGCTCTGATGTCGCGATTTCCTTTCGCTTCCCTCGACCTGTCGCTGGTTCCCCCGCCTCAGGTGGTAGAGTCGGTCGATTACGAGACGATCCGGGCAGCGCGCATTGCGGAGCTGACGGCGCGCTTCACCGTCGCCGGCGTGCCATTCGATGTCGGCGCGATCGAAAGCGACCCGAGTATCATCCACCAGGAGGAGGACGCCTACCGGGAGATGCTCGACCGGCAGGCGATCAATGACGCCGCAGTCTCGGTAATGCTGGCCTATGCTGTTGGTTCCGATCTCGATAATCTCGCAGCGCTGCTTGGGCTGCGTCGTCTGACGATCGCGCCCGCGACCGATACGGCTCCTGCCGTCCTGCAATCCGATGACGAACTGCGCGCGCTTTGCCGCGTCGCGCTGGAGGGAACGGCGGTCGGTCTGACCGGGGGCGGCTATCGGCTCATCGCCCTTCAGGCCGCGCCGGAAGTCCGCAGTGTCGGGCTCGTCCGGAGCCCGGGCGGGCGTATCGACGTCATCCTGCTCGGCCGCGGCGCAGACGGGACGGTCTCGCCGGAGGTCGTCGCCCGGGTCAATACGATTTTACAGGCCGATGACGGCGGCCAGTTGACCGACATTGTCACCGTCCGCTCGGTCACGCCGCTCGCCTATGACATTGTCGTCGACGCGATCATTCCGGCGGGCCCGTCGCCTGCGCCCATCCGGACGGCCAGTATCGCCGCGCTCGCCACCGCCGCCGCGCGGTTACAGACGATCGGCGGCGTCGCGCCAACTGATGCCCTTATCGCCGCAGGGCGCATTCCGCCGATGACCAAGTTTATTCTCGTCTCGCCCGCCGCCGATATCGTGGCCCCGCCGGACGCTGCGCCCTGGGCCCGATCCATCACGGTCAATCTGATCGCCGCATCGTGAACGAGGATTTGTCGCTCCTCCCGCCCAATTCGACGCCATGGGAGATCGCGCAATCGGTAACATCCGCGGAACGGCGGCCTCTCGACGCGGAGATTATTCGTCGACTGTGGAGCCCGCAGTCCTGTCCTGAACGGTTGCTGCCGTGGCTCGCATGGGGTCTCGGCCTCGAGGTCTGGAAAGACGGCTGGCCGGAGGCAAAAAAACGTGACGTCGTTGCCCGCATCTGGAAACTGAAGCGCCTCAAGACGACGCCGCAGGGGATCCGGGATTACGTCAGTCTCGTTGACGCCGATGTCGTCAAGTTTGTGCGACCTCGCGACCGGATGTGGTGGGTTCCCGCCATGTCGGAAACGGAACGCGCGGCGATCATGGCGCGCATGCCGGAGATCCGGATTTATCCCGGTCCGCCGGTTTCCGACGCGGGGCCTGCGCAGATATTTTATGGGTATTCCTTCTGGTCGGCCGGCGCATGGAACCCGAGCGACGCGGCGAAGAGATGGACGGATCGAGCCGTCTTCGTCGAGGAAGGCATTGAGACGCGCGTCACCGTCGCCGGCCTCGAGGGCGCGGTCGACGCGAGCTACACGGTTTCACTGCGCGCACGACAGCCATGGAAGGATTTCTATTCTCGCGTCGGCATGTTCGCTTTTCGCATCCCATCGGATGCTGCTACGCATCTGATCGCCATCACGCCAAACGCGCAGGCACAGTCCTTCGCCGTAGCGCCCGGACTCGTTCCCGCGAGCGTGCGTCCGGAGCCCGTCGCCGAAACAGTCGCCGCGCCGCCATGGAAAGCTTTTCATTGGCCGAGCTTCTTCAATGCCTCCTTCCGGACCCCGTCCGACGCTGCTCTGCATCTTTACGACCGGCTGCGCTTCATGGATCCGGGCAAGGTTGGAACATTCGGCCGGCCCATGTCCTTCTGGGGCTGGTCACGTTCAGCGATCGAACCTTTCACGGCCGAACTGACCCTGCAGGCGCCGATCAAAAAGCCGGGCTGGTCCTTCGGCGCATGGTGGGGTGTCGGCTTCTGGCGCAGCGAACCGCTTGATCCCCTTTGGGATGCCCTCGAGGCCATCACGATCGCGCAGGCCGCGCGCGACGACATTCACGTTTCGCTCAAACTCTACGAACCCGTCACTTTCTCCGCCGGCCTCCGGTTCGGCGCTTTCAACTTCGGCGACGATCGCAAGGTAGCCTGATCATGGAACAGAAAATCAATGTCTTCGCCTATGCCGAAAACGTGCCGGAAGACATCAATAATCTCCAGACCTATGTCGCCGACTCGATCGATCATATCGTCGCCGACGCCATCGTCGCCACACCCCGCTACGCCGGCTTTCTCGCCGCGAAAAGTGGTCCCGCGCAGGTCACGCTGACCGTCGGACGGCTGTATAATTCCGGAAAGGTCTACGCGAAGGATACGCCGACAGCCTATGATTTCGTCGCGCAGCTGCCGGTCGCCGCCAAACGTATCGTGCTGATCTCCGCATGGGGCTCCGAAGTCGACACCGGCGCGACGCCGCGCAATGTGCTGATCGCCGCCCAATCGACGCCGCAGAACCCGGTCTATCAGCCGCAAATCCTCGAAATCGTCCATGCGCGGGTCGCCAACCTCGGCACATCCATCGGCGCCGAGGCGCCTGATCCCGCGCCGCCGGTCATCGACGCCACGCTGCTGCCAATCGCCAAAGTCATCCTGACCCCGACCGGCGTCGAAAGTGTGACGAACTTTGCAGAGAATGAAGTGCCCACGCTGGCTGATGTCGACGATCGCGTCGGCGATCTGGAAACATTCGAGGCGGCAGCCGCGCCACAACTGGCGTCGCTCGCCTCCGATATCGCGCGTCTGTCGAATGATCTGAAAAACCGCTCCGGCTCGGAACTGACCGGTCGCATGCTGGGTCGTCTTGCCGTGCTCGAAGCGAAAAACGGCATTCCTTCCAACGCCGCCGACTCCAGCGCAGATTTTTTCCTCGACCCGTCGAAAACCGACATCGCCAACATCAATTCCAACTGCAAGGTCGCCGAAGGCGTCCGTTTCGCCGATGACGGCGCGGCCAGCGCGGCTTTGCAGATCTTCAACCCGCTCAATCCGCTCGCAGCCATCGTCGGCGGCGTCCTGTTTCCCGCCTATGATCCTGCGCTGCGTTTTACGACCGGCGCCCAGTCCGGCGCGACACAGATTTCCGCCTATACCTATCAGACCCAGAGCATTGTCCAGAAGATGATGAGCCGGCAGCGCATCCGCTACGGCCAGGAGTTCACCGTCTGCACCAATTCGGCGTTCTGGCTGTCAGGCATCTACGATCCTGTCACCCAGACCTTTACCCGCAACGGCGAATCATTTTCTCTTTCCCCCGGCTTCGCCCAGCTTGCCGCTATCCCGCATCAGTTCATCCGGCTGAGGCAGTTCTGGACCGACACCTATCAGGAGCCCTATTGGGACGTCGTCACAACGACCAGCTCGATCTCCGGAGCCTCCGTCTACGAGACTTTTCCCGTGGGTCAGGATTACTGGTTCGCCGCTATCGGATTGCTGTTCACTTCGCTTGACGCCACCGGATCCGTAACCGTGGCGATTTGCGAGTGCGAGCCGACAGGCGAAGGCAATCTTTCCAAAACCATCGCCCAGATCACGCTGGCGCGTTCCTCGCTCGCCGCCGCGCCGGCGAAAACGATGTTCACCTTTCCGAAGCCCGTCTACATGCAGGCAGGCAAACGCTATGCGGTCGCCGTCATTACGCCGGGCAACCATTTTATTGCGACCTCTTCCGGTCCGTCCTTTCCGCAGGGCATGTTCTTCGGCGTCACCGGCGGCTACGGGATCGCGGATCCGACCAAACACATCGTCGCCGATTTCCATGCCTGCAAATTCCGCCAGACTGTCACGGCCATTGATCTCGCGAGCCTGCAACTCTCGGGCGGCATCACCTCCATCGACATTCTGGCGGCAGCGATCGCCCCATCCTCGACGGCGCTCACCTGGCAGGTGCAACTCTCCGGCGTCTGGACGTCGCTCAACGACGTCAATGTCGCCAATCTCAACGCCGGCGGCGCGCTGCCGCCCCTGTTGCCGTTTCGCGCCGTCTTCGCGGGCACGCAGGATGTGATGCCCTGCGTCGATCTTCTCACCTCGCAGGTGAAAGTCGCACGCGCCAAAACGAGCTACACGGCGATCTGGCCAGCGACGGCGCGGACGCCGCCCGCGGCCTCCGCCAGCATTCGCGCCACTATCCGTTTTGAGAGTTTCGAGGCCGCCTGGCACACGACAGCGGCGAAACTGCTCACGGGCGCAAGCTACGCCACGGAAACGAACCCGTCCTCCTACACCGACGTGACCACCGCCGATGGCGCTCTGGAGCGCACCTATGTCTGGAACCTCGGCGCGGCCGTTTCCTCCTACAAGATCAAAACCACCGGAACCACGACCACGCCGCTTAAAACCTTTCATCAGGCGTGGATCAAGGATTGGGTCCTCTAACAGGAGCGCAGCATGCCGAGAGCCACAAAACCGATTGAGCCCGCGTATTTCGAGGTGACCATCGACCGCGTCATCGAGATCAGGGGCCATTTTTATCGCCCCGGCCGCCATGTCGTCGACAGCGCCACGCTGGCCGAGCTGGGCGAGTCTGTCGTTCATAAACGCCCTGTCGAGGGTTAGCGCTCGATGGCCGCACTCCCGCCCGACATTGATTTCAGGCTGGACAAATCCGCCTCGCCCGAGCGCATGAACCGCGCCATGGCGGCGATCGACGGCAGGCTCAAATCGCTCGAAACCTATCGGCCCAATCTCGACGCGCTTTTGCTCGAACTCCAGCGTATCGGGCTGGAGCGTGTCAGCACGGCGGTCGTGCCGATTGTCGAACGCCTCGCCGCCATTCAGTCCCTGGGTTTTCTGAACGCCCCTATTGAAGAGGGAACGACAGCGCGGTTTCAGATCGGCCCCGTATCCGTCACGATCGCCGCTGACCGGCGGGCGTTCTTTACGCCCGCGCCATGGGTCGCCATGCTCAGCGACGCCAATCCGAACGATTACGTTCTCGGCAAAACCGTTTCCTACGATCAGGCGACGGGTTTGCTTGAAATCAACATCACCAATCTTTGGGGAACGATCTCCGTCTTTTCCGACGTCACAGTCTGGGGCGTCGCGGGCGCGGCGCTATCCACGATCGAAAGCGCTGCGACTGCTGCTGCGGATCGCACCGCCTCACAAATAGCCGCGGCTGGCGCCGCATCCTCCGCCACAGTCGCGATAAACGCCGCGACGACCGCGACGACACAGGCCGGAAACGCCGCTGCTTCCGCGAGTGTCGCCGGAAGTAGTGCTGCCGCAGCTGCAGCTATCGCCGCCAATCTCAGCGGCACAGTCACAAGCGTCAACGGCAAAACCGCCATCGTTGTGCTCGGCGCGAGCGATGTCGGCGCCTATTCGAAACCCCAGATCGACGCGATGCTGGATCCCGGCGTGTTCTGATGGGGACACTGAATGACCGAGCCTGCGTTCATTTATCCGGGGAGGCAATCAGCGCACCGGCATAGAGGAAGTTGCAGTCTGATCGGCGTTCCTCAGGACTCTTCGCTCATTGCAAGGATCTTTCTGGCGTTTTCAGCGCCAACGACGGGTAGTCCCTCCGGATCAAGGAGTCCGATCTGAACAAGAACGCTTGCCTGGTCCCAGTAGATGTGTTCATGGGACACCTTGCCGGCTTTTATCCCGACGATAACGGCGAAAGCAGCTTCGACCCGTTTCCCGGTAGGCGCGACGCCGGGCAGCATCCAATCAATGACATGTGTATGGGTAAAAGAGATGATCAACTCATCGACAATCTGACTACGGCCAATGGTTTGTGAGACAGACATCATCTTGACGTCCGGCGGGAAGAACTTCCCAACCAGATGGTTCGCGTAGAAGCTGCGCACACCCTCCTTGCCAAACCCGCCCATCGAGGTCGGTAAATTTATCAGGTGCGGATCCTCACACATTGTCGCCATGGTTGTCTCGAGGTCTCCCTCAAGCTCAGCTCCGACGTGTTTTTGAAAAAGCTCGACCATCGATTGTTCGGCTTCGGAAAGCATGAAGGTATTCCTTTCGCCAATCAGTAACGGCGCTGATTGTACCCTCGCATATCGTCGAGACCATCGCAATTTGGCGGCGGAAATTCATTCGAGGGGTCGAACAACGCGATGCTGGATCCCGGCGTGTTCTGATGGGGACGCTGAATGACCGAGCCTGCGCCCATTCGCCTTGTCGTCGGGGACGACTGGATTTTTCCTTTCGCCTATCGTGACGCCGCCGGCGCGGCGATCGATCTGACCGGGTTTGGCGTCGGGGCTGACGTTATTCATCCGGGCGCGAAGATCGCAGCGATCACGCCGGACGGTGACGCCCGGCTTCTCGATCAGAGCGTCGACGAGACCCGCGGCAAATTTATCATCAGCTTCGACAGAAGCGCTACAATCCGCTGCCCGACAAAAAAGATCGGCACGCATCTGCGCGTCTTTCTCGTCACGCCCGACGGCGACATCCGCAGTTTTCCCGCCTGGCCGCTCGACGTCGAGGCGCGATGACGACGCAACTTCTCCTCGATCAGGAGATCACACGGCTTTTCTT